CCATCAGCAGCACTTGTAAAACCGACAGCAAAAGTCGCTGTAGGAAATGCGGTTGATCCTATGGAAACACTCTTAGTCATTTGAGATGAACCAGAATATCCCTCAAGATTAAATGCTGTATTTGATGTTCCTACAACCTCAAAGTTACCTTCAAAATTAGCACCACCAAGCATGGCAAAATTTGCTGCATAAGCAACTCCAGCCTCTGGATCGAAAGTAATTTTTTTAGTTGCCATTTACTAACTCCTTTAGTAAAGATTTAATTTCACTTAATTCACTTTTTAAATTAGCAATATCTTCCTCAACATTTAAAGATTTCTCTTTTTCACGTTTACGTTGTTCACGACGATTAATGTATTGTTGATACGCACTTGCATTAGTGTTAATTATTTGATCAGTATTTGGATCTCTAACTAAATCACTATTACCTTCAACTGGGATAAGATTTGACATTATGCTAAAGTAATCACCCTCAAATCAGAGACTCTAGGAACATAAGTTTGATTTGTTGATGTTAGAACAAATTTGACTCTATAGTATTTGAATGGTGGAAGATCTTCCATATTGAACTCATACTCTCTAAATGTCAACTCACTACTCTTAAATCCTGCTGCATCAGATAAAGGAATAAATCTATCCTGTCTACCATCACTTTCAGCTGGATCAATTACTTGACCTCGATCATTTAAATTTTTATAGCCAGGGAATGGTTCAAATATTGGATCAAAGTTAGGAGTAGTGCTAATTGCATAGTATGCTCTAATGTCAGAATATTCATTAATATGTGCATCAAGCAATATCTTAATTGATGATGCAGAGTTTGCTAACGTATTTTCTCTAGAAACATACTGACATGATGTTGGATCATCAAGTAGTGTATTAACTCTAGGATCTTGTTTGTAGTTTGTAATAGGAGCATCAACTCTGTTAGAAACTAGAACCGCACTCATTCTTTGTAAATCTACAACAGGAGATATATTTGGATTACTTGTCTCTAATGTAAGTGTCATATTCAGTGATCTGTCACCAGGTAAATTTTGAGTTACTGTATTGTTAGTCTCATTAACTCTAGATGCAACCATTCTTGTAGAATTTAAATAATTAGATTTGTTTAAAGTTACACTTTCACTTCCTTTATCCAAGAATGGAACGTCAATTCCCTGACCACTACCATTGTTAAGACTTGATGCAGATATAGATCTCAAAGCAGCAGATATTGAAGTACCAGGAACAGTTATGTTTGCAATATTTGGTGAAATAATTTGGAAAGGAATATTTTGTGTTGCATGAGTATCATAACCACCAGTTGACTTAGTATCGTTAAAGAATAATTTAGGATTACTGTTTGCACTTGCATCACTTGTTCTATTAGGAGCAGTAAATGGTAATCCAGTTTCTGCAGCAGTTAAAGCTCCAGTATTAACTTTAACAGTGTAACTATCAAAAGTTATTGGAGCAGGATCTGTGTCAGTAACTTCACTTAATAAGTGAGTTCGATTAATTCTTGCTAAAGATACACCACCTAGTTCATACTTACGAACAGGAGTTCCTTTGATATATCCTTTTGCATTGTTTCCTCTTGTTATACCTGTAATTGATCCACCAGAAGCACCAGTATACTTTATCACCTCATTACCTATTTGTAATAGGCCTGGATTTGTTGCTCCAACAGCAACATTCTCATATGTTGTAAAGTTATCAGTGCTTTCAACAGATATAGTTGAAGTAGAACTAGAACCATATGGTAATGATAGTTTTGTTGGAATTACATCAGATTCAACATCAGAAATTGTTACTCTATTCTGCTCATGATGCATACCATGATTCTTGTGATCAACAGTGAAATGTAAACCATCACTCACAGATGTAATCTTTTCTAATGTGGTAATTCTAGCATTAGTTGATGAAGCACCAACTGTTGTGTTCAATGATGTTGTTAAACCTGTAATAGGATGTGTGTATGTCAATCTTCCATTCAAGGCAAAATCTCCTTGAACATTATCAACTATCAATTCATCTGTTCTACCAATTGAAACGATAGACATTCTTGCATTTCTACCAACAGCATTATTTCCAATTGTTCCTATACCAAGAACATCACCTTGTTGGAAACCACTACCAGAAGATATAATTCTTGCTGATGAAATTCCACCGTCAGTAACGACCACATCTGCAGTCATGAAATCACCGCCACCAGTTATATTTGTAAGTGCCACACCAACAAATAATGCAGTTCCAGAAGCAGGAGTATAACCTAAACCAGCATTCACAATACCCATACTACCTGTTCCTATACCAGCACTACCTACAAAATTACCAGAGGCATTAGATGCCGATGTAAACGTATTAGTTCCATCAGTTACAGTTAATTGATTAACAGTATTACCTAAAGTAAGAACAGTGTCTGTTAATGGTGTTCCTATTCCTAATCTAACTTTTTTAGAATTAATATTGATTGAATTTGGTTGTAATCTTGCAACTTGTTGATTACCTTCAGATAAAATGGGATTATATATCTCCATTGTTCCTTCGGTGTCAAACACAGCTTTGTTAATTACAAATTTAAGATCCTCCCACTGACTTGGTTCCCAAGTAGAAGCGTTTTGCGATTTAAATAAAGATCCCAAGTAAGGCTGCTGCGATATAAATTCATCTGTCAGTAAATCAGATTCACCAACTCTTGATATGAATACTTTATACTTAGTAGACCATGATGCTAAAGTTATTGCATATTCTGTGTTATCTCCCTCAAGATACACTGGTGCATCAAATGTAAATCTTGTCGCAACAGTTCCATTCGTAGAAACGTTAATTTGATCAGGAGATTTTATTATTTCAGAGAACGGCAATATTTTTTGCGTCGGCACTCCTCCTTCCATCGTTCGGATTTGGAATGTCATTGGAATATCCATGTCATCCTTAGTTTGGAAGTATACATCACAACTAGTGATGAATATACCACCGTTTTCTGTAACTTGGAAAGACTGTGCTAATGGATCATACCAGAAATCTCTTCTTCCAGTCTCTGCTTGTGCTGAACTAATTGCTTCAGTTTTTATAACACTAGAACCTGTTAATGTTCTAGTACTTCTTTCATCTTTAGTTGGTCTTGTTTGAATAATAGCATTTCGAGTAGAAATAATATTTTCTTGAACTGTTTCTAAAGTTCCAGCAGCAGTATAAGTATCTTCACCGTAAGTGTCTGTATTTTCTTGATCATTTTCGGTGTTATCAATTAATGTAAATGTTTTTGTTCCAGTTTCAAATTTTGGATGATTACCACTATTTGGATTTGGAATATAGAAACTCGCTATCATGTTAGCACCAAGATCAGCAATCATTCTTCTCTCAGTTACAACAGCAGTAGCACCACTAGATGAACCTCTCAATTCCATTGTTGGATTGATATATCCATAGTAATCACCTTGTGGTTGATCTGCTAATGATTTGGTATCTACGTTTAATATTGTTGATGTAGAAGAATATGTTGCTGGCATGTCTGTAGCACCACCACTAGCACCTGCAAGTTGAACTGTGCCAGGTGTTCCTAAGAATGTTTCAAGACCAGTTGCACCAACTTGTGAAATATATGGATTTTTAGCAAATACCTCTGTTGGAGCATTATATGGGCCTGCTCTATGATTTGCTTGTGCAACTCTAAATCTAATTGCTGCAATATCTGTTCCCTCTTCTGGTAAACCAGCACCTGGCATTTTTCCAACAACAGTTTCTCCAACTTGGAAAGTTCCTGAAGTCATTGAAATTTCTAATAATTTAGGAGTGCAATATCGTGTTACATTAACTCCATCAAAGAATGCGTATAATCTTGTAAGTGGTTTACATTTAGTTGCTCTGACTTCTAAGTTTCTAGAACGCATGTTTTGTATAACATCACGACTTACAATTCTATCTCCGATAGACTCATTATCAAATTGTTCAGTAACAATTTTTCTAGTTCCAGTTCTGGTTTGATTTTCAAGACGGAAAGTATCACGAACTGTATCTTCAAGAGTGGTTGTAGTGGTTATAGTAACCATCTGTGAGTGGTTAACACTTCTACCACCATTAATCCAACCCGCTTTTATAATTTCTTCATGAGATGCTTGTGATCTTTGATTTCTGTTCTCTTTACGATCAGATTGCTCTGTTCCAGACCAGTTAGTTTCCCAAGCATTCCATTGTATTGGAGCCATTCCTGTTTGTGGATCAACACCAAACTCTTGCATCGCTTGTGCCATTACACCAGCAAAACTACCCTCTTGTTGAATTATTTTTGCCTCAAGTCTTGCAGTATCTGTCCATGTATCTGATGAAGGAGTTAATTTAATTGTTGATTGCCAGAAACTAACTAAAAATGGTGTAACACTCTCTGTTCTTGTGGCAAATTGTTGACTTAACCATTCAGTTTCTGTATACGAAAGAGTAACAACATCACTAGATTTTGTTACATTTGTTCCTTCAGCAGCAAGAAAAGCACGATCAGCTCCAGCTTCTACATTCTCCACAGGGCCTGGCATTAGATCAACAGATGTGCAGTAATGTTGAGGTCTTAATTCATTTTTTGAAGAATCTAAACTACATTTTACTCTAAAACCATCAGTTTCTTGTGGTTTAAGAGATGTAAAATTGTCAACAAAGAAACCAGATTTAAATTTATTTAATCCATCAGCATCAGGAATGAATAAGTTTGATGTCTGTGTTTCAAGCATAGACAATGATGTGTAATATTCAAGATTCTTGATTCTATCCTCAAGATCTTTAATATCACTCATTTTGTATCTCTTATATTTCAAGAAATCAATTTCTGCCTGTCTTGGTTCATATAAGAATGGGTGTAGCATAACGCTAGCTATTTCTATCGCATCATCAACTGGATTTGGTCTTTCTAATTTATCTGATGGATCACCATATTTAACTTGGAATCTTCCACTTTTATCTAAGAAAATTCTATCCATTCTGCCAACAAAATGAGAGAAATTTAAATTAATAGACTCATCAGATGCTAATATATTAGATGCAGAACTTCCTGATGCAGTAAATGTTCTTCCAAAAAATTCAAACGGTGATCTAACACTCTCCAAAACTGTATACGCGGAAACTTTTGGTCTTATATCAATAATATCAGTATTATATTCGTTGTTTATTTTTGGAATATCTCTAGCATAATCCCAACTACTATATGAATTTCTAGTTGTTATATCTCCATCATCAGTTGAATCATAGAATCCATTTTGGAAATATATTTTTATCTGTTTCTTAGGTGCTTTTGCATTTGCTCTTCTAGTTATAAATCCATAATCATAAAAAGTGCTTTTTTGGCCATTAGTGAATGTATAATTTGCTGATATGTTTTTACTAGGTCTCTCTAAAGTTGTAATCAAACCTTGAACAGTTGACTCCTCAAATACAACAACCTCACCCTCTTCAAACGCAGTTTCATTCTTTATAACATATGTAATTTGAGAATCTGTTAGTGTTTCCATGACAAGACCAACAGCACCACTATTCTGACCCATGAATTTTTCACCAATAACTAAATCTGTTGTTTTACCAGAAGGGCCATTCAATGATGTTAGTGTCATCTTAGGAGCACTTGCAGTTGTAGTATCAGTAGATTCAAAAATACCGTGAATTCTGACAATATCTGCCTCATTTAAAACTATTCTATCATCTTGAACTCTTGTTCCTATAGGGAAGTTTCCAAATGTTAGACCATCATTTAAAGTTGTTGCACCGATACCAGATGCAGCATCCTTAGAATAATTTACAACAGTGGCATTTACACGATTTAATCTTTTTATTTTTGCTGTTGGTTTAGATTTTTGAAGTGTAGCAATTAACGTGCATCCAGTTGTTGCTGTTCCTAAACCTTCTATTTGCAATACTGTATTACCTGTTGTGAACTGGAACATGTCATCTCTTAAAGCGACAGTTGTTCCATCAGATCTCATAAAGACATATCTCTCTTCGTCAAAAGGTAAGAATGATTCGTTCACACCAGAAGTTACCGCAGCAGAAAGTTGACCCAACCCTGTATTAGGATTGATTGAAACATCAACATCAAACACCTTTCTGATAGTTAATAAAGAATTTGTGAGATCAACATCCGAAATAAAAGTTTTAGGCATTAAAGTATATAATCTACTATCTGTAGATCTCTCTAATGGTGATGTTTGAAGTCTTAAACTTGAAACATTAGTAGATGATGTTGGAATTTCACCACTTGCGACACCAGTGACTGTTGTAACACCAGTAACATGAACATCATTCACGTTAACTTTAACAACTCTTGCAAATGATGGAACATTATTTCCTAAACCACCGAATGATAGAATATTACCAACTTTTAACGTGCCAGGAAATAGTGAACTTTCACTAGTAACTGTGCATAATCCTGTTTGAGGAGTTTTTGCAGTAAATTGTGCGTTACCAAAATCAATAACTGGTCTTTGTATTATATCACCGTTAAATGTTTTTGCAAAACCAACATTTCCCAAATCAGGGCCACCATATACTGATTTAACATCCTGCATACCAAAAGATGTTATGGCAGTAGCAACGCGATTATTAGAAATACCGTTTATTTCAAATGGTTCGTTAGTTATGAATTCTCCACTTTTTTCATAAACCACTAAAGATGTGCTATTACTCACAGCAGATCTTAAGAATCCTGTAGCACCACTATACTTTCCTTTTATTTGAGTTGGTATTGTAAGTGTAACTGGTTCATTTAAAGTTAATTTAGAGAATAATTGAATATCATAAAGTGAAGTATCCCATTCATTCAAAGCAGCATTAGATGTTGTATAAGATCCAGACTCTAGTGCGAAGTCATAAACTCTAGCAACTCCAATTTCTTCACCAGCTGCATTTATCCTTGCAGATCCTTGTCTTTGATCTCTTAAACTAACAATATAAGTATTACCTATTCCTATTTGAGGTGCACCAAATACATTATTCATTCTTAATGAATTACCAGTTTTATATGCAACTCCTTGACTCTCTAATAATTTTGAAGTTCTTGGTTTTGGGCAATCTAAGTAAGTAGAACTAATTGTTTCAACTTCATATCCTTTTACGAAGGCTTTACCTGGTGATACATGATAAAGTGCTAAATCATCATCCGCTAGTGTTCCACCCATGGTGAACTGGCCAGGTTGATATACTCCATTATTACCAACATTGTCATTAAGAGAATCTCTCAAAGTAACATCAAAACTCTTAACCATATAGTCACCAGACTCTGCATATGTTCTACGAGCTAATTCATCTCTAATGAAACCATAATCTGTATTCTTTTTCTGAGATCTTAAAATACCATTGTCAATAACTGCCAGTTCAACAAAATTAGAGTCATTAAAATCGTCTAATGGTTTAGCAAATAAACTAACTGATATTTTTAAACGATCAGCACCTGGTGCAGCATAATTATTAAATCCTTTTGAGTTATCTGCTAATGTTTCATCTTCATCAGCATTGATTATATCTTCTTCTATTCTTAATCCAATTCTTGCACTAGGAGTATTATCATACTGTGATAATATGATTGTTTCATCTTGAACTTGAACAAAATTACCTCTTATAAAGTATACACCATTAGATATTGAAAAAGATGCAGCAGTTGATGTCGCATTGTTTGCAATACATGAAGCAAAAGACTCTCCTGAAGGTATAAAGGCATTATTTTCTGGGCCTGAAACAATATCACTATCTGCCAATAGTAATTCACCATCTGCAAATGTTTTAATTGTGCTGTCTTCAACACCAGAAGACATATATGAAATATAAAGTGTTAAATTACCTTTTTCAGAATTATCGGATTTTATGATTTGACTAATTATTGCAGTTACACCAGTTGTTGCTCCAATTATTTTTCTACCAATTAATTGATCAATATAAAACTCTACAGGAACTCCTAAATGACTATTATTTAATTCTACAGCAAAATACTCTGAGGAATACGCAGTATTACCTGGTATTACTTTTGCACCCTCTTTAAAAAAATGTTGACCAAATTTTTCAATTTGATTTTGTAATATAGACTGAAGACCTGTTAATTCTCTTGCTTGTACAGGATAACCAGGCTTGAAAAGAACCTTATGATAATTATCATTCGGATCAAAATCATCAAAATACGGTGAAACGTTAAGGTTAGTTTGCTGAGCCATAGTTAGTTAGAACTGTAATATTATTTTGATGTCTTCTTTTTGATTGGAAGATCTTGTGATTGAGGGTCTGTGATCAACGTAAATCATATTTCCAGAATATTTGTCAATCTCTGGATTAGCAACTCCCTTAGTAAATGATTGACCAAGGTAATATGTTCTATTATTTATTGAGGTAGATAGACCTGTAAATGTAGTGCTGATTGATAAATTAGAACTACCACCAACAATAGTCACATTACCGCCACTATCTGGGTCAGCAGTAAATCTTGTTGTGTTATAACCATAAATCGCTGCAGTTGCTGTCTGTGCAGTTGAAACAGAACCAGTAGCAGTTATGAAACCAGCGATAGTTCTATCCTGCCAGTATTTTAAAACACCAGTAGTTTGATCATATGCAATGACTTTACCATAAGCAGTAACACCTGTTCCCACAGTTTGAGATATCAAACTATCTGGAGTAAATGTAACTGAACTATATCCAGTTCCTGATAATCTTAATCCATATGCAGCACTTGCTTTATCAAGTGTAAGTAATTGATCTGAACCAAAAGATTTAGGATTTTCTATGATACCAATTCTAGCGATTTGGTTTCCAGTTATGAAGTCTGGGTTTTCTGCATCATTTTCAATTCTCGCATAAAGTAAAGCATTAGTTGCACCTAACTCTCTATAGATATCTGCACCATGACCACCTGGTGGTGGAATTATAAC